TGAATTTGAAGAGGACGGCGAAGAACGGGACGGGTATTTTTTCCCGGAAAAACAAATTTCAGTCAAGACGTTTAAATGTACGATATTGGCACCGGAGTTTCTTTGCGACGTTATGCGTTTTATCCGTATGGCTGATTACATTCATATAACGGATAAATACAGCAGGGAATACGATTGCGATATGTTTCTAATTACCCCAAAATGGCAGACGCAAGGGGATTTGGCGAGCGTGGAAATTGAGTTTAAAACAAATACTGTCGTTAAGAAAATAGGACGTGGGTATATTACAACAGCAAACAAAGGAGATTTTAACGGCGATTTTAATAATGATTTCAAGAACAATTAAATTAATTAGATTATGGGAAATTACGAACAATTAAAACAAGCGGTTTCCAATGTTATTAAAACAAACGGGAACCAAGAAATTACCGGAGCAATATTGCAAAATGCTTTATTGTCTATTATTTCAATGGTTGGAAGTAACGCAACATTTGCAGGAATTGCAACGCCCGATACAAATCCAAGTACACCCGATGAAAATATATTTTATTTTGCTACCACTAAAGGACAATATGTTAATTTTGGAGGAATTGAAGTAGATAATGAAGCTGTAATTCTGCAAAATAAAAATAACAGATGGGAAAAAAAAGCAACCGGGATTGCATTAGCTTTAAATGTTGATAAACTTTCAAGACAATTATATTACAATGATGTTTATTTAGCAAACAATAAAGAATTTAGGAACTTATTTTCATATACACCGTTAGAACCAACTTTGATAGAAGAAAATAAATTAATACGTTCAAATGGGGAATTAGAAGAAAATGACGAATCGTTAAAAAATGCTTATAATGTTGCATATTTTGATGTGTTAGAAAATAATAAATATTATATATCATGCCCAATAGGAGGACAATATGATAATATAATGTTTTTATCATTTATTGAAAAAAACGGCTCAATAATATTTTCAGAATGTAACGCAGAAAACACAGATAAAAAAGAATTTGTTTTTACTGCAAAAAAGAGTGGAAAACTAAGGATATGTTATCGTAATTTTGATAATTTATTAGTATATAAAGATGTACAAATAAACAATAAAAACTTCGTATGGTATGATACGCAAACAGAGTTTGACATATATAATATATTTGGCTATAAGGGACGAGCATATAATTCAATAGTTGATATTAAATTTTATAATTGTGATAGTAACGAAAAAAGAGCATTGTATGTTGTTCGGAATGGCAGACCAAAAGACAATACATTTAACATACGTACAAGCGTTTTAAAAAATGATGTATGGGAAGTTGAATTTGAATACAAAGTAAATGATGTAAACATAATTAATCCGACGGGAAATGCTATATTTGATGTTGAAATAAGAAATGGTATAAAGAAATGTATTATAACATTTAATTCAGCATACATTAATAAGATTGATGGCGATCAAATAGTAGATAATATAAACGCTAATCCACTATTAATATTTTCCAAAAATTGTTACGTAGAAAACGGGTTATGGTACAAAGAATTTGGGATTGATTCATTTCCAATAACAGGGTTTGTAAGTTCAAATAATAACGAATTTATAAATCAAAAGGGCTACCGTACTTCTGAATTTATAGAAGTAAAAAAAGGGAATATTATTTTATCATATAATCAAGGTTCTATAAATGTATATGCAATTTCACTATATGATGAAAATAAAAAATTTATAAAAGGCTTTTTGCCTAGTTCTACAATTCCGGAAGTAATGGGCACTAATTATTATATAGTTGGCGACGATAATGTAAAATTTGTCCGTTCCACAACAAACTATAAAGTATTAGATTTGTCATATCTTATTATTAGTGATAGGATGCCAATTGAGGTATTTAATTTCACTAAAAATGATGATAATGATTTAACAAAAAATTATCTATTAAAAAAAGAACGTCATTCTGTAAACTTTTCTTTTGATGATGGGGCTGCAAATGATACATTAGTAAAAAGTGTGTTTGATGAAAAAGGAATTAAATGTGGATTTGCGCTAATAGCTGCAAATACTAGATATATAGAATATTATAAAGAGGGTTTTGAAATATTGGCACACGGTAAAACTCCATTAAATAGCGCAACAGAAGAACAAGCAAAAACGGCTTTTATTAAAGGTAAAAAAATTGTTGAAGATATGGGAATAATATGTAATGGTTGGGTAACCCCGAATTCGCAATTAAAAGAAGATTTACACCCATTGGTATATGATTATTTTGATTATGGTTTTACTACTTATAAAGGTAATATAACAGAAGGACAAGTTCAAACGAAAAATTTAAAATCGTATGATTTATGGCGTATTCATTTAGCAACATTAAAAGATAATTTAACAATTATAGATGATGCGGTTTCGCAAAACGGGGTTGTTTCCGTTTATGCCCATAGTTTTGAAATAGACGATTTGTGGACAATACAAGATTTGAAAAATGTTATAGACTATATAAAAGCAAGAACAGAGATATTAATCCCATATGAAAGTTATATAAAACTTTTTTCAATAAGACACAATGAACAATAATAAGTTATATGGAAAGAATATTTAATTGGGAACAATGGCGTATTATAGCCGTTTCAACGGTTAGCCCGTTATTTGGTTATTTTACCCCGACAAAGGGTTTTGTTTATGCGTTGGTAGTAATGTTTGCGTTCAATATTTGGGCGGGTATGAGGGCGGACGGCGTGGCGATTGTGCGATGCAAAAACTTTTCGTTCCGTAAGTTCAAAAACGCATTGTGCGAATTTCTGTTGTATCTGTTTATCGTGGAGGCGATTTTTGTAATAATGAAAAATTGCGGCGATGAAAATGCGGCGGTTATCGTGGTAAAATCACTAACATACGTGTTTATGTATGTGTATTTGCAAAATGCGTTCCGCAATCTGATTATTGCGTACCCCCGGAATTTGGCGTTACGTATTATTTACCATCTTATCCGTTTGGAGTTTACAAGGGCTTTGCCGTCGCATTTGCAACCGATAATTGACAGATTGGATAAAGAATTTGGGGACGACCCCGACAAAAACAATAAAAAGAAAGGAGAAAACGAAAATGAGTAAAGTTGTAATTCTTGATGGAGGTCACGGCGTGGATTGTGCCGGGAAACGTTCCCCCATTTGGGGGGACGGTTCCCAATTGTTTGAATGGGAGTTTAACCGTGACATTGTACGCCGTATTGCGGCGATGTTAAAAGCCGATGGCGTAAAGTTTGAAATTTTGGTACCGGAGGAAACCGACGTATCATTGCCGGAACGTTGCCGACGTGCAAACGTTATCCATGCAGATTGCGGCAATAATGCCGTTTTGTTTAGCGTTCATGGGAACGCCGGAGGCGGCACCGGGTGGGAATGTTACACAAGCGTAGGACAAACGAAAGCGGATGCAATCGCAACCGTTCTTTGCGAAGAAGCGGAAAAGGAGTTTGCCCCGGACGGTTGGAAAATGCGTTTCGATTATATAGACGGCGACCCGGACAAAGAAAGCCAATTTTATATTCTGAAACATACTGTTTGCCCGGCGGTATTATCTGAAAATTTCTTTTTTGATAATGAAAAGGATTGCCGTTTTATGATGAGCGACGACGGAAAAGAAAGGATTGCAAAGGTACATTTTGAAGCAATAAAGAAAATTGTATGAAAAAGTATTTGATTTGGGCGGCAATTGCGATGGTAGTTGCCGCCGTTGCAACAATATGGGTGCAACGAACGAAAATTGAAAAATTGACGGACGAACGGAACAGATACCGGGGAAATACAGAAACATTGTTGCAGGACGTCGAAACGTACAAAACAAAGGATAGTTTGAACGCCGCCAAAGTTGGGGTTTTGGAGCTGAAATTGTCAGAGTTTGAAAAATACCGGGCGAGCGATGCGGAGTTGATAAAGACGTTGCAGACAAAGAACCGGGAGTTGGAAGCCGTTACAACGGCACAAATGGAAACAATAACCAAATTGCGGGGAACCGTCCGGGATAGTGTTGTATATTTGCCCGGCGACACGGTTACGACCGTTTTACGATGCGTCGATATTGTCGAACCGTATTTTGAGTTGCACGGATGCGCCACGCCGGACGGACAATTTACCGGGACGCATATAAACCGGGATAGTCTGTTGATTGTCGAAACGGTGCAATACAAACGTTGGTTGGGTTTTTTATGGAAAACCAAAAAGATAAAGAACCGGGAAATTGATGTTGTAAGCAAGAACCCGGCAACAAAAATATTGGGCGTTGAGTTCGTAACCATAGAAAAGTAACTTTTATTGTTCATAATACCGGGAAACGGGGATTGTAACCAAGCGTTGCAACCCCGTTTTTGTTTTTGCCCGTTTTTAGCCCCGTATTTCGATTATTTTGTTTGAATGGATAATGTACCCACCCCGGCAAATAAAGTGGCTTAAAATGAAAATTCGCCAAAAATAACTTTGCATACCGTGAATAAAGTAATTAAAAATATTCTTTTTATATTTGCACCGTCAAAAATGCAAAAATAAAGAATATGGAAATTTGGAAAGATGTAACCGGATATGAGGGTTTATATTTAGTTAGTTCATACGGGCGTGTTAAGTCTGTTAAAAGTGGGTTGATATTGAAGCCGACCCAAAAGAATTGCGGCGGATTGCAATTAAAGTTGAGTAAAAACGGAAAGTCGAAAGGTTTTCAAATTAGCCGATTAGTTGCAATTGCTTTTATCCCCAACCCGGAGGGCAAACCATGTGTTGACCATATCGACGGGGTGCGTTTTCATAATTTCGTTGAAAATTTGCGTTGGTGTACATACGACGAAAATATGAATTATGAATTAGCCATTGCCAACAAAACACGATACACGGATAAAATACAGGGGTTAGGATACGACGGAAAAGTTGTTGTTGAGTTTGCCAACTATAAAGAGGCGGTAAAAAAAGGGTTTAATCGTTCATTGATAAAAAAGAGTATCGACACGGGAAAGCCATACAAAGGAATTTACTACAAATACCAAAAATAAAAGAAATTTTTTTGGTAGTTAAAATAAAATGCCCTATCTTTGTGCCATGTTAATAAAACGACCGGGCGTTTTCCCGGCAACAAAAAGAGCGATACAATGAAGCCCGAAGATATTTACAACGGTTTGGAATATACGACAAGAGAGATTAACCGTACTTTCAAAATCAAAGTAAACGGATTGTTCAACGGCAAAAAGATTAACACGTTGGTTGGCGTTTCCGGTTTGATTAAGTTAGTAGGCGTTGAAATGGCGAACAAATTATTGCGCCGTGCTTTCCGTTGTGTCAAAGACGCCGAACATTGTAAATTGCGCCGGGGTTTGAAAATATCCTTTTATTATTACTAATCCGACCGGGCGGGTTCCCGGAACCAAATACAAATTCGTATGAGTTCAGAAAAAAGAAACAAGTTAAGCGAGATTTTCAAATTGGCGTGGCAGTTCGTAAAACGCAATGGTTATAAACTTTCAGAGGCTTTAAAATGTGCATGGTTGAACATTAAGTTGAAAGCCGAAATGAAAAAACGAATTGTAAAATTCTACTTTCAGAAAATAGACGGTTCATTGCGTGAGGCATACGGAACCACAAACCCGGAAACAATCCCGGCAAC